GTTTGCAGGGCCGTCAGGTTGTAGGTCTTGTAGTAGCCTCCGCTGTAGTCGTTCCGGGCATCGTTGATCGCGTCTTTCGCCTTTTCGGAGTAGCTCTTGGCACTTTCCTCGCTGCCCTTCGCGTTCTCAGCGCTCTTCTTAGCGTTTTCCTCGCTGATCTTTGCCTCCGCCGCCGAGTCCGCAGCCTTTCCGGCGCTTTTTTCCGCCGCCTCTTTGCTGGCTTTCGCGTTCTGTTCGCTCTTCTTTGCTGCCTCTTCGGATGCTTTGGCTCCGCTCGCCGCGTCAATGGCCTGTTTGGTCAATTTCACGCAGGTCTCGCCTAACAGTGCCAGCCATTCTCGTACTTCGCGCCCGTATAAGGCATTCCGGATGCCGGACGCGATCTGCTCCATAGTAAATGCCATTTTGAAAAATCTCCTATCACCCGTTCAGATGTGCCAGCACGCCCCGCAGACTCAGCTTTCCTTCCTTCGCCTTCTTTTCCGTGGCCTTCTGCTGGTCGCTCAGCTTCTTGGGTGCGAACCCGAAATGGAATTCCTTCCGGTCTGGCTGGTCGATGGTATTCACTACCTTCGTGCAGACATACCACCCGTCAATGCCGTGGGGTTCCGAGATGACATGGGTCTTGCCCAGCAGTTCCAGCCGCCCGACCTGATATCTGCCCACGTCCGCCAGATCGATGGCCTCCACGTCCAGTTCCGGTTCTATGTCGTGCGGATACTTGTCCAGCTCTTCTTTGCAGAGCTTGTTCAACTCCGCCTCGGTGTTGCCCTCGTCTGTCACGAGCCATTTGGTGTGATAGCCGAATTTCTGGACCGAGGCGCTGTCTTCCGCGGCTCCGCCAACAAAATCCGTGGTCACCTGCTTGAAGATCCACCAGCCTTTCGAACCGCTCACGAGCTTGTCGGTTCGGACGCAGTTCACAAGGTTCGTCGGCAGGGTCTGCGTCAGGGTCAGATTCAGCATGTTCAGCCCATACCGCACTTCCTGATTGTTCGTGCTGGGCGGCTCCAGCAGATAATCGATGACGACGAACAGAACACCTTCACCGTTGGTCTCATAGCGCAGCTGAAGATATCCGTCGTATTCGTCCGTCAGGTAGGTCTGAATGATATTCCAGCGTGTTCCGATCACGGTGCCACTGTCTGAAAGATCGACTTTCTTGCCAAGCAGCATGGTCACCTTGCCGTAATTGAAGGTCGGCACGCCCAAGGCGGAATCTCCGCTCGGCGATTCAATGTTGCTGATGGCCGTGTAAAGGATCGGCGCACCGTTTGCAATGATGTCATCCGTCATATCGGTCAGGTAATGGCTCTTGGGGCGTAAGGTCACTTCGCTCTCTTCCAGCAGTCCGAGGATGGACTTCGCCATGATGGTCTTGCTCCCGTCGAAGTTCAGTGCGATCTCGCTTACATACCCGAAGAACAGCGTATCATTGACGTCCGTGACGCCGATCTTGGTCCGCTTGATGGCGAACTTGCCATAGTACGGGTTGTCCTTTGCGACGGTGAAGGTCAGTGTCGCGATCTCATTTTTCTCCTCGGTCAGGGTGATGTCATAGGCGTAAGGACGCTTGCTGAGATTCTTGTCCACATAATGCTCGTCGAAATAGTCTCTGCCGTCTCCGTCATAATGGTAGATCAGCTCATGCGTCACCCACTGGAGGCCGTCGTAAATATCACGGTCCGTATAGGTGTCGTGCATGGCCGAGTCTTTCACGACTTTGCATTCTCCTGCAAAGATCTGATTGAACATCCTCTCACCTCACAAATACTTTGGTTGATACTGGATCGAAAAAACGGCTTTTTCGGTTGTCGATTTATTTTGAAGCCGGATCTCGTAATTGTCGTAAAACGGGTCGTTCGACACGCTGAGCAATGTATAGTTCGCAGAACTGACATTGTTCCATGGCAGATCGTAACTCCACTCTTCCTTGTTCGTTGCATCTGTCTCGTAGTCTTTCCCTAAGCACATTCGGGTGTCCACATGGGCTTTTCCTTCCAGCAGTGTGATAAGGACTTCGCTGCAGTCACGGTCGCATGGTGGAAGCTGTACCCGCCGCACTTCTCCCGGTGCCAGTTCCAGCCGCCCGAATGGCTGCGGAGCCAGATCGCACTCGAAGTTCAGCTCGTCCCACAGCCAGTCCTCTTCCAAGGGCTTCGCCAGCTCCTTGTAGGGGTACAGCTTGTATTTCAGGGTGATCTTCGAGTAGTTCTGTGCCGCCGCGTAGTCATTCACCATCCAGACTCTGCCCTTGTATACGAAGGCCGGGTCATCATCCAGATGCACCGTCACGGCGTTCGGCCCGGTGTTCTGGGCTCCCAGCAGCGCGCCGATCTTGTGGTAGGCCGCATAAAGTCCCGGTGTGCCCCAACTGCTCCGCCAGCCGTCCATGTCAATGTAAAAGTTCCAGCTTCCCTCCCGGTTATCGTACCGCCTTGTACCTGTCACGGTCCGATATAAGTCGAACCTACCGCTCCGGCCTGGTACGTCAACGGTGATGCGCCGCGGCTGGGGCGGAGCCACCAGAAGCTTTGTCGCCGGAATCAGGTGCAGGTCGTTTGCGGTGTGGTAGGCACCGATCTGCGCGTCGTGGCTCATGGGTGTCATCTCGCACCGCCTCCTTTCTTACATGCCCCAGCCTTCCGGTGGGTCAATGTCATACCCGATGGTCACCGTTGTCTCCCCGCTTGCCGTGGCATTGAGGCTTTTCACAACGAACCGTCCGGTATAGTTCTGTGTGGTCGTTACACCGTCGATATTGATCTTACATTGGAGCTCATCCTTTCCTTGGAGGAACCGGTACAGCCGGGCAAGGTCATTTGCCATCGTCCAGTTGTGCCCGTGCCATCCGGGGTATAATGCTTTGCTCTCTTCATTCGGCACATCCATTCCGCCGCCGATGCTGTGATGGACGGCATGCCCATGGAGCGAGTTGAACCCGTCCCATGGGGAATGCGCGTTCCCGTCCAGCTGATAGCGGAACGTCCATGTGCCGGTAGCGTTCTTATAAACCCGGTCGCCCATCCGGGGCGGTTCCACCGTGCCGTTGTAGGTCGCGATGGAAAGCTCTGCGTAGGTCTCTTCGAACACAGGCGGGTGGATCGGCTCCGTCGGGATCAGGTTCATCTCTCGCATCGAGATCGTCTGCTCTGGCACATAGAAGCCGATGAGGTTGCTGGTGCGTTCGGGCTGGATGAAGATAAGGTCCGAGAATTTCTTCCCATTTTCCGTCAGAAATTGTTCTGCGCTCATCTTCTCACCCGCTTCCCCATCTGCACATCCACCTCGTCGATGATCCCGCCCACGAGCTGTCGTCCGTTCAGGCTGAGCTTCATGTTCCGCACCGCTTCCGCAATGCCGTCCACGTGTTCACCCAGCGCCTGTACGCTCTCCACGATATCCCGGTTGGACATCACGTTCGGGTCGTGGGTGTCCGCTTCCAGCGCGGCGCTGCGGTTCTGAGCCGCTTTCCGTGCCACACTTCCGGCAAGTCCCGCGCTCCTCTCGGCACTCAGCGCAAAGCTTCGGTCTTCGCCGAGGTTTGTGTTGATCCAGTCAGCTCCATTTTGAACATCGCTCAGGTCCACCACGGGCCGGATGAGGGGTTCGTCCGCGTCGTCGGTGCTCAGCGCGCCCAGCAGACTGTTGGCAGCCATCAGGGCCACGCCCTCGGCTCCGCTCATCACGTCTTCCATGCTGCGGTTCACACCGTCGCTGCTGTCGGTGATGCCCTTGGCAAAGCCCGCGCAGATGTATCCGCCCATCTCGGCCATCAGAGTCGAGGGCGAGTGGATGCCCCAGAAGTTCTTCACTGCGTTCGCCACGTTGGAGCAGACAGTCTTCACTCCGTTTACCACGCCGGTCGCCGCGTTCTTGATGCCCTCGCCAAGGCCCTTCACGAAGTTCTTGCCGGTGTCGATGGCCCCGGAGACGAATTTTTTGGTTCCTTCCCAAGCCTTGCTCAGGAAGTTCCCGATTCCTTCGAAGCCCTTCTTGATGCCGTTCCAGATGTTCGAGAACAGGTTCGAGACCCATTTGCCGAAGTTCTGGAAGAACTCCACCACCTTGTCCCAGTTCTTAATGATAAGTCCGGCGCAGACGGCCACGCCCGCCACGATGGCGGCAATGATCCACCCTTCCGGCCCAAGGTTGGCCGCGAACTGAACGACGGTCGAGATGATCTTGCTCAGTACGCCGCCCTCGCCGATAAGCCCGCCGAGGCTCAGCCCCAGCGAACCCACGCCTTTTCCGGCTACGGTCACCGCCTTTCCCATGATGGTCAGGGTCTTACCGCCCGCCGCCAGTTCACCGAACACTTTCGGCAGACCCATCAGCAGGGGTGCGAGGTTTGCGATGATCTTCTGCCCGAAGTCGCTCCCCGCGAAGTCGAGGATAGCTGTAATACCGCTGGTCAGTGCCTGTCCCCAGTCACCGCTGACTGCTGCCGTGATGACACTGAAAATGTCGGTCACGACGTTCGTGAATCCTTCGCCGGTCGCCACGCCGAAGGCCTTCGCCATCTTGTCGGCAAGCTGTGGGAAGCTCCGCTGGACCTTTGCCATCACGGTCTTGAATCCATTTTGAATGGGCTTCCAGTTCCGGGAGATGGCGTAGCCCAGCTGCATCATCATGCGCTTACCGCTGTCGTCCAGCTCGAAGGCGTCAGCCAAGTTCTCCGCAAATCCCACGAAGTTGTATTGTTCGCTCTGCAAGTCTGCATAGGCGTCCAGTGCTTCGTCGCTGTCCTTGCCGAATTTGGCGATGGCCTCGGTGTACTTCGTTTGCCGGTTCGTCACCTTTTTCAGGCTGTAGCTCATGCTGTCCAGCGCCGTGCCCACGCCGATGATGGCAGTCATGGTGCCCTGCGTTGCCGCTTTCCGGGCCTCCTTGCTGCTCTCGCCGTATTTCTCGACCGCCGCCTTGTAGGCTTCCTCCCGCTGGGAGAGGTCGCCGTCGCCGTAGATCTTAGCCAGCATGTTCTGCCGGTTGGTCACCAGCTTCTCGTGCTTTTCCAGTACGGCCAGTGCGTCGTCAAAGGCGTCCAGCTGGGCTCTGTTCATCTCGTTGATGAGATTCTGCTGGGCCGTCTGCTCCTCCAGCCACTGCCGGTAAGCTTCCTGTGTCTTGGCGCTCTTCTCACCGAACTCCGCTTTCAGGGCGGTGTACTCGTCCTCCGCCGCAGTCACGACCTTCGCCTGTGCCGCCAGCTTCCGGTTGATGTTCGCGATCTTCTTGTTGGATTTCTCCTCCACACTCGCCGTGTCTTCGTACAGTGCGCTCCACAGCTCGTATTCATCGGTGGCCGTGTCGGCTTCGTTGTCGTACCGGTCCTTGATGGCCTTGAACAAGGTCTCCTGTTTTTCATGCCGGAGGTCCGCCAGCGTGGTCTGCTCATCCAGTAAGGTGGCGTAGGCGTCGCTCTTCTGGGTGTCGGTGCTGCTGGCCTCGGCCACAATCTTGTCGTACTGCTCTTTCGCAATGGCGACCCTGTCGGTCTGGTTCGCGATCTCGGTGGTCAGGCTCTCGGTCTTCTTGGCCAGCAGTTCTTCCGCCGTGGCGGTGTCTCCGCTCGTCGCCTCCCAGAGCTTGTACTCCTTGTCCGCCGCGTCCATCTTGGCCTTGTTGGCCTTCAGCTTCTTCGAATACTCGTCCGCCAGCTTGTCCGCCGCCGTCTTCGTGCTCTTCGAAGTTCCGGAATGGCCTTTGCTGGTGCCGGTAGGATTGGTAGATTCATCCACTTTATCGTTGTACCAATCTGTGAATACGCCCAACGGATCTTTCAGAATTCGTTGTGCGTCAGCATCACCTTGATTAGCGGCCGCAAGTTCTTTCTTGTTCGCATTCTGGCTGCTGCCAGCTTTTTTAATGCCGGTCTTTCCGGGAATCAGAACATCGTTTTGCTTCGCATCAATGTATCCTTTGTCAGCTTGCGCAACACCATTTTGATAAATGGACAGTTTCGATTGGTCATTTTTGGAAAGTGGACTACCAGCTTTGAACGCAACGTACAAGCCTTTCATTTTGTCTTGAACCGCTAAAGTTGCCTCATCAAGTGCTTGCACTACACCGTCTTTGATAACAATGGCCCCATTGTAACTCGCCTGACGCAGCTCCTCCTGCTTGTCCTTATCGCCGATTCCGAGAATCGCGCCCTCAATAATGTTTTCTGCATCGGTGGCCGCAAGGTCGCTTGGTGAATGGATACCCCAGAAGGTCGTAAAGACGTTTCGAATGGCAGTAGCCGCATTCAGCATCGCTGTTTTGGCTTGTGCCAATGCAGATGGATCGGATATACCTTCCGCTAGGCCCAGTGTTACATACCGGCCAAGCTCTGCCATCACGCGAGAAGGTGAATGGGACTTGAATGTATCTTTACTGGTATCAATGACAGCGTTCGCTGTTTCTTCGGCCGCATTTGTAGCGTCCTTTTTGCCATCGAGTTGGCCTTGTTTCATGCCTTCCGAAGCATTCTTGCCGATTCCCGTAAATGTCTTGTAGATACCAGCCATCACGGAATCGCCGTTCTTCAGCTCGTCCAAAATATCTGCAAACGGGAGAACAAAGTTCTTTTCGGAAATGCCTTTTTCTTGTCCGCCCCAATTATCAGGATCAAACGGGTTGTGCTCACCGGCCCATGCTTGAAACTTATCCCAAAGATCATTCAGCGCTGGTTCGATTTTCTCCCAGACATATGCAATAAGCTTTACCGCAGTATCAATGACGGTAGTGCCGACCACATAGAGCGCTGTGCCGATCGCCGGTGCAGCAAGCACAATAGCATCGCAAACAGCCTTGATGATGGCTGCGATGGATGTTACAAGGCTGGAAGAAATTTCGGCAAGTCCTTTGAATACACCTGCGATAAATTCCACCAGCATCCATGCCATTGCCTTGATTCCGTTCAGAAATACCTGAAAATTCAGATTCTGAAGAAGGCTTAAACTCGAAGCAAGATTACTTACAAACTGGGATGCCGAACTCAGAGCCAGAAGTGCCCCAAGACTCAGTGCGAGTGCACTCAGAGAAAGGCTTAACGCTACAATAACAGGGGTCAGCGGTGCAAGAAGCGCTCCTGCAATTCCCATTACAGTGAACGCTCCGGCAACGGCAGCCAGTCCTTTTCCAATTTCCAGCCAGCTAAGCGCACCCAAGCCTTGAAATGCTGGTACCAGAAGATTGATTGCTCCTGCCATGATAGTAAGGCTGATGGCGCTCCCCAAACTTCCTTTGCTGAAATTCAGTGCCGTAACAAATTCAAGAAGTGCCGCACCAACTGCCACGAGGCCTTTAGCAAGGTTCTCAGTATCCATCTCTCCGAACTTTTGAACGGCATTCTGCAAAATTTCCATAGAAGCGGCAACCAGCACAAACCCTGTGCCTTTTCCGATTCCGAATTTCACACCGTCCAACAGTTTCGCAGTGGCCACCAGCTCAGCGCATACGACCCCGGCACCAACCAGACCTTTGACTAACTGATCCGTTTTCAATCCGCCAAAAGCTTTCACAGCAGATGCAAGGACTCGAATTCCGGCTGCAAATGCAATAGTCCCGGCAGCACCCTTCATAAATCGGCCGCTGTCCTTGGAAAGAATAAACGCTACCGCCGTGAGTTCTACCATAACAGTGCCCAGTGCAAGAACACTCGTCAGCAGATTTTCACTTCCGATGGTCGAGATTACCTTCAGCGCTCCTGCCAAGACCAGCACGGCGGCAGACACTGCAATCATTCCAGTAGACAATGCTATGAACTTCAGGCTCTTCACACTCTTTGTGATGGTGGTCATAACTGCAAGAACGCCGAGAAGTTCGCCGAATACAACGGTCATCGCACCAATAGAAGCTGCAAGCCGTTCCGGTTTCACCATAGAAAGAACTGCCAGTGAGGCCGCCATCAGAGTGAATGCTTTTGCAATAGTCATCAGGGTATCCGCCTTTTTAGCTTTGCCCCAAGCATCGATGGCATCGCCCAAAGACTCGATGCAGTCCTTGATTCCACTGACGACCCCTTTTGCGCTTTCCCCAATGGACTTGAAGCTGTCAAGGAATCCCTTGATTGATACCAGCATACTGGCACCCATACCGCCAAGAATGAATTGATTCAGTTTCTCTGGGTCGAATTCATTAAATGCGTTCTTGGCTCCTTCTGCAAAAGAGGTCAGTACCTTGTTGGCGACGGATCCGAACGAATATAATGCAGGAGCCGCAGCATCAACGAACTTCGTGGCCCATGTGCTGATCGTCTCAAGCGGATGTAGTCCACCGGCAATTTCTGCTGCAAACTTTCCAACGCTCGAAGCCACATCCAGAAAAACATCGCCGATTGGTTTTGCAGCAGTTACGATCTTTCCGACCGCTGAGAAGATCCCTTCTAAAATATCTTTGCCGACTTTGAGAACAGAAAAGACCCCTTCTGCAATCGCTTTGATCTTTTTGGCGCTGTCGTCGGTAATAATCAGCTTTTTTGTCGTTTCGTCCAGCCACTGCGCAATGCTATGAATCTGTTCTCCCGTCTTTGGTGGAAATATTTCTTGAAACGCTTCATGGATCGGTTTGATGAGAGCATTAACGGCGTCCATCAGGTTCCATACACTTTGGATCAAATGCTCTCGTCCGGATGTCTCACGAAGCTTTGTGGCATACGCATCCAGATCGAGTGTACCATTTTGAACTTTTTCGTTGAGTTCTGCAAAGGCTTTTGCATCTTGCTCAATGCTCTCCCTGCTTGCCCCCCGCGCAGCAAGTTCTTTGTCGCTCATAGCAAGCATCTTTTCGGCGCTCTTCTGAGCCTCGTCAAGACCCTGCTTCAACAAGTCGGCGCTGATGCCTCCCTGTTTGATTGCATTTCCAAAACTGCCCGCGTCATCGATTTGCTTCTGGGTGATTGCCCCGGATGCAAGTGCAACCTTTTCAAGAGCATAAGAATACGCATCTGCTTGATCTCCGAGTTCATTCGACAAAAGCTGCTGCCACCCGCTGTCCAGCCCCTTCGAAAGCCGCTCGTTCAGTGCGTCGATGGGCGGCACAAAAATGTCATACAGCCGGTTTGCCAGTTCCGTCCACGTGTCCGTGGCCTCTTCCTTATTGCCGAAGATCAGCTCAAAGCTCCTCATCCACTTGGAGCTTACCGCGTCCTTCGTAGAGTCAATGGCTTCGGAAAAGCTCTTCGCCTGTTGGGCCGCCAGTGCGCTTCGTTCTGCCAGCTCGCCATACTGCCCGCTCAGCTTTTCCAGCGCTTCCGAGCTGGTCATGCCGGGGTTTTTCTGGGTCATCTCGTAGGCTGCTTCCATCATGGAGGCGTACTTTTCGAAGGTCTTTTCCATGACCTTCGTGTTGGCCCATTTCTGCGAAAGGCTGGATTCGAAACTGCCGATGGTCACCTCGCCCTTTTTCAGGGTGCCCAGCTCCACCGCCGTGTCGATCAGCTCCTGTTTCAGGGCTTTCGTTGCCGTGCCCATCAGGTTCAGGCTCTTCCAGTCCTGAAGCTGTAAGTGTCCCGCGCTGTAACTCTGGGTCAGATTCCGGATGGTGCTCTGGAATGCAAAGCCGCTTTTGCCTGCGTCTGCCGTTGCGTTCGCAATGCCCATGATCATTGGGATCATCTTCTTGATGTCGCCGCCCGATGCCGTCATCTGCGAAAGTGCGCTGGTCATCTCGTTAAAGCTGAAACTGGTCTCATCCGAGTACCACATCAGCTTGTTCAGGTAACCGTTGACCGTGTCGATGCTGTCGCCGGTAGCATTCATGATGGTCTGGATGTTGCCGGTCTTCTCCACATACTTGTTCCAGCCGCTCATCACCTGATCGAAGGATAGGCTCTTCACCATTTTTTCGCCCGCATCCACAAACTTGTTGGTGATGTTCATCAGGGCGGTGGTGGCCACGATGTTCAGTGCCGAAAATTTCGATTCCAGCGTGTCAAGGCTCCGCTGCATCGTGGAAAAATCCACATCTTCGGCGGCAGCGTCCAGCTTCTCGAAGCCCCTTTCCGCTCCCTTGAACTGGAGCTTTTCCATCAGCTTGTCGATGGTGCCGATGGTCCGTTTTGTGTTTTTCTCAAAGTTTTCGTTGTTGAACTGCATTTCAACAACGCGGCTGTCTACTTCTCTGCTCATTCCGTCCTCACCTCGCCCCACGCCCGTGCCGCAATCCGCTCAAAAATGGGCCGCATGGCCGGGTTGATGTAATCCACGCCTTCTACATATCCGCCGTTCCGTGTCGCGTGTCCGTATTGCAGGATCACCGCGATGGGCACGCCGTCTACGATGTTCGCGTTCCGCCATGTGATCGTGATCCGGTCTTTCCCCTTGGTTACGCCGTAACTCCAGCTGGCCGCCGTCTTGCCCGTGGCCTTCGGGGTCGCCTTGGCCAGTGCCTCCACGCCTTCCCGGCCGTATTGGTCGAGGATGGCGTCAAGGTCCAGCTCCGAGCACCGCTTCAGAAACTTCCGGCTCTTTTTCCAGTCGCCCTTTTGCTTGAAGATGATTACTTTCGCCATTGTGCTGTTCACCCTCTGTCGTAGGGCCTCCATTTTGAAAAATGCGCCCCGATGGGGAGCTCCGCGACGCCCTTGGCGGACGGAGCGGTAAGAGGGCAAAGGGCATCATCCCCTCGTGTGCATCTTGGCTTTCCGCTGTGCGTTCAGCGCCCTCTGCTGGCTCATCCGCTCACCGGGTGTCATCTTCTTCTGCGGTGCATTCATCTCCTGTCCCACCCGGATCAGGGTCAAAAGCCGGTTCAGGTGCCACTTTTCGCACTCTTTCGGGATGCCCAGCGCGAACATCTGGGCGTATAGCACCTCGGCTGTGGTGGTGGTCCCTCCGCGGGGAGGGCGGCGCTTGGGGCGGGCGGTTCGTTTGTCTTTTGGTTCGTTCGGTTTGGGTTCCCCGGCAAACCATGTGGCGGTCATCGGGTCGTCCATATATTCGTTAATGGCTGTCAGCTGTTCCCGTGTCAGTTTCCGGTATACGGCGGGGTCAGTCCCCTGCGTCACGGTCATGCAGCGGATGTAATCGAGCTGCTGCTCCCGTGTCATACTTCCGGAACTGGTCAGGAACGGCACATGCCACTTGCTTTCCCATTTAGCCAAGGAGAGCAGGGAGTGCTCCAGCCGTAATTCCACCGGCTTTGTGTACTCGAACTCCTCTGTCCGGGGATTCCAGCTCTGTTCACCGGCAACGGTCAATTTCAACATCTTCTGTCTCTCCTTGGGGTGTCTAAATGAAGTGAGTCGCTCTCGTGGGGGCTCACAAAAAAAAATGCTCCCCATCGGGGAGCTGTCAGCTTTGCTGACTAAGGTGTTCTTCTAAGCAGGGCTCACCCATTTGGGGGAGCTACGCGCTGAGAGGGCGATCTTACTGCTCCACGGCAGAACCCTCGATCATGGTAAGGCCCGGCTGCATAGGGGCGGCGGGCTTCTTCTCGTTCTTCATATCTTCAGGCATAATGCCCTCGAAGAATGCGGCGGCCTTGTTTTCGTCGCCGACCAGCTCCATGTACAGGTCACTGAAGGCCTGTGTGGCCATGAAGTCGTCCAGCACAGCCTGATTCTTGATGAACTTGCGGCCGTCGGGGCTCAGCACACCGTAGCTCTTGCAGATGATCTTCTTGAACATCTCGGCCAGTTCCAACTGGCTCTTGGCGTCCACGATCCGGTGGATCATCTCCACGAAACCGCCCTCCGTGCCCAGCTGCATCTCCATGATCTCAGCCTTCGTCAGGTTGAAATAGTAGGTTTCCGTGCGCTCGGTGCCGCCAAAATCGACGGTCTGCATCGTTTTCTTCAGCATGTTTGTTCTTCTCCTTTATTTTGAAAAATGCTCCCCATCGGGGAGCTGTCAGCTTTGCTGACTGAGGGGTTCCTCTAAGCAGAGCTCGCCCTTTGGGAGAGCTGTAAGCAACTGCGCCAACGGCGCATTGCGCGCTGAGAGGGCGATCTTACGCCGCAGCCGCCTCGCTGGTGGTCACGAGGGTGATGATCTCCGCCGGGGTGGGCAGCGTTGCCTCTGCGTTCTCGGTGCCCCAGAGCTTGTCCTCGATGGCCTTCACAGTGTCAGCCTTCAGCTTCGAGCAGTCGATCTCCATGTGGGAAGTCGGGCGGAAACCGCTGACGTTGACCGGCGAAGTCGAGCACTCCCAGCTGAAGGTGATGGCGTCGGGGCTGTCGTTGATGCTGGCATAGCTCTTCTCGGAGGGGGAGGCGGTGGAGTTCCATGCGATGTGGATCTTCTTACCCACCTCATCGGAAACATCGTTGCCCACGGTGGTCACCCAGCTGAAGCCGAAGCCCTTGCGCTTCTGCTGGCCGATGGTCACGCCGGTCGCCACCTGTGCAGAGCCGTCGCAGGGTTCCCACTCCTCAGGGTAGGTGTACGCCTCAATGGTGTAGTCGTACTCTTCGGCGCTACGCAGGGATGCGTACTTGATGTCGTCGGCGTAGAGCTTGGTCTCCTCTGCGCCGGAGGGCGACTCGGTCACGGCGGTCAGGCCGTTCCAAGCTACGCCGTTCTCGTAGCTGCCGTCTTCCTTCATGGGGTACAGGACACCCATCTTGGTGCCCATTTCATAGAACTTTTCGCCAATGGCGTCCCAAATCAGTCTGGACATAGGTTACCTCCTATCAGGTATAAAGTGTAAAAACGGTATGGTATAAATTGTCCGAAACAAATTGGCGGTCGTACGCGCACTTCGTGAGTACGGATACGGCCGCCTTGAGTTTCGAATCGGGATCCGCGTCGATCACAGTCACCGTATAAAACGGGTGCTGGATGTAAACGCGGTCGTTTGCGTGCCGGTTCTGGATCCGGCTCTCGCTGTACACGATGCAGGGGTATTTCATCCGGAGTCCGGTGGGAGGTTGGTAATACAGGTTTGTGCAGCCCGTGGTTTTGTTCATTACATCGCGCAAAAGCGCGTCCACATTCAAACGAACATTACTCATTCCACACCCCTCCCAGCGTCAGGATCAAGCGCGGGTATTGTACCTTCACGCTCTCCACCTTCCATTTCCGTCCTCCAAACGTTGCGTATCGCATGGCGTAGAGATTGCTCTGAGCGAACGGATCGCCGAGGACGCTGAGTTGATTCGAGAGGGTCACGTCCTCGTTGATCTTGTCGCTGCCCTGCATCTGCCGCCCAAATTCCACCACGTCGCCATAATAGCGCCGCTCCGTGATATGCTCCACGTATACGCTGGGGGCCTCTTCGCTGGTTTCCGCGAACCCGATCACTCCGCTCCATCTCATAGTAGTCTCACTCTCCATTTTGATTTGTCAGAGCTAACCTTTGGGGCCTAAAAAATCAGGCCTCGTCCGCAGCCATGGTGCAGGTGGTGGCGGTGGTGCCGTCGGTCACGACCACACCGGCAGCCATCAGGGCCACAGGCAGGTAGGTCTTATCGGCAGCAACCACGATCAGACGGCCCAGCTTAAAGGCCTTCTCCACGTCGGCCTTCTTGGCCTGAACCTTGTGAGCCTCGTCCTCATACAGCTTTTTGTCGGTGTGCAGGTAGGCAACGTAGTTTGCCACGTGCAGGTCATGACCGGTCTCGTAGATGGTGTTCAGCATATTCATATCCTTTCTCTTTAAGCAGCCCACTCAACAGCCATGGCGCTGAACGGGGTGGTCAGTGCACCGGAGCAGCGGGTCTCGATCAGGTACTTCTGGGCGTTGAAGTCGATGTCGAAGTCATCGAACATGGAAACAGCGCCTCCCTTGTCTGCGCCCACGGTGTAGTCGGCGAGGTTCACGATCAGACAGACCAGTTCACCGCCCTTGGCACCCTTGCGGCCCTCCATCTCGGGGATGGTCACGATCTTAGAAACACGCAACTTGCGGGCCAGCGCGGCCTCGTCAGCATACAGCGTACGGCCGACGCCGTCCTCCAGCAGGAGCATCTCGGTCAGTGCGTCCTCGGTAGTGAACAGGGTGGGAGTGCCGGAGCCACGATATTCCTTGCGGGAACGCAGGATCTGCTTGATCAGGGCCTTGTACTTGTCCTCCACGGTGGTCAGGCCGGTGGTCTTGCACTGGACCTTGATGGTAAACAGGTCTGCGTCGTTGAACACAGGACGGATGCAGTTCTCGTCGATCTTGTCCTCAGAGGCAGCCAGACGGCCGTCGCCCAGCAGGTATGCCAGAGCCAGCTCACGGTTCAGCTTCAGGCGCATCTCCTGCTTCAGCCATGCCACCACGTCAAAGCCGTTGATATCGATAACGTCGTCACGGTCCAGCTTCTGCTTCTTGTACACGGTAGTGGGGCTGGTGGAGCGGCGCAGCAGGCCAAAGACCTCTTCCTTCTTGAAGTTGCCCTTGATGTAACCCTTAGCGCGGGCATCGTCCTCGGTCAGGTCAGCAAACATGCTCTTGAACCGGCTGAAAGGAATGTGGTGCACAGCGCCCATGACCACGCTCACCCAGTCGTCGGGCTTGTCGATGATCCGGGGCGTGGTGTCCAGCAGGTGATCCTCGGGGAACAGCCAGTTGATGTTGTCGATGCTGTGGGCCAGCTCGTCACTGTCCATACCGGCATCCTCAAAGGCGGCCTTCATGGTGCCGTGGCTCTTTGCAGTCTTGACCACATTGTCGATCTCTTCCATGCTGTGCTTCAGCACGGTTGCGTTGGTATCCTTGTCAAAAACATTCTGCTTCACGGTTTCATCCTCCTCGCCGTTGTCTTCGCCGCCGTCCGCTTTCTCAAGGGCCAAGCCCACGAGTGCGTGGCAGCATTCTTTCTGCTCGTCGGTCATGCTGTTGTAGACCTCTTTGAGCGTCTTGCCTTCGTTCTGTTTTTCGTCCGCCATTTTGGCTTCCTCCTGTTTATGTTCGCCGTCATCCGCGCTGTGGGCCAGCTCTTCCAGCGGGTTGCCGTCCGGGTCCATCCCGTGCTCAAGGCTCAGCGCCGTGTCCGAGATGATGAACGCCTCCCCGCCCTCGTAGTCCTCGTCGGCCGAGTGCTTGATGACTTCGTCGATGATCGCGCCGGGGTTGCAGCCCGCCAGTACGAGGCTCACCTCCCGGATGAAGCCGTGCTTCACGGTCTTTCCCACTTTCTGCAAGCCGTTGGCGAAGATGGAAAAGGCGTTCAGGTCACCGCTCTCCACGCACTTCCGCGCCGTGCGGCCGGTGTCCGTGTCGTTGAACTTGGCGTAGCAGTACACGCCTCCGGGGCGGTTTTCCAGCAGACAGTGGCCGATCACGTTGCCAATGTCGCCGTGGTCGTGGTTGTACACCATGGGCACCACCTTGCCGTCGCACTCTTTGAATGCGTCCTGCGCAATGGTCAGCCCGTCGTAGCAGCGGGTGTTCGCTTTGGTCGCCCAGCCGCTGCAATCGTAGTCAAAATTAACCATTTTGATTTGCAATGCTCCTTTCCACGGCTTCTTTTCCAGCCGTAATTGTTTTCTGCACCCCGTCCTCCTCGTTCGGCCGACTGATGTTGCTGTTTTCCAGTCGGTCGGCCTTCGGGTCCTTCGAGGGCTTCATGCCGATCACCTGTCGGAACTCGTTCGAGGTCATGATCTCATTGCGGGTGAACTTGTCTGCCATCTCTGAAACCATGGAGACCGGTGCCAGCTTGAACGGGTCGCGGAAATACATCACGGATTCGCCTTTGGCCCGTGCTTCCTCGGTCAGGAACTTCCGCTTCAGCTCGTCTACAACAGCCGCCACAAGGGGTTCGATGGTCCGGTTCTCGTAGTTGGTCATCACAGTATCGTTAGCAGTGCCGTTCATGATGTCCGGTGTGATACCCAGCTGACTGTATGCCATGTTCGTCAGGTATTCCACGGTCTTCAGAAGGTTGTTTTCGAGGCTGCGATTCAACTGCGTGACATGCTCGGTGCCGTCGATGTAGGCGATGCCATATTTGGAGCCGGAAAGCTGGCGTTCCACCTCGGCGCGGCGCTCATCGGCCCGCTGTTTCTGCTGTTCGCTCCGCACCACGTAAGGCAGTTGGATGATCATGTCGAGCTTTCCACTGCCCACTTGCTCGTCGATGACGTCCATCAGGTTCAACTTCCGGATCAGCCGCTGGATGGTTCCGTTCGGCTCGTTCATCACGGCGTAGAACGGGTTTTCAACGATGGCTACCTGACTTTTCGGCAGGGTGATCTCCTCCCGCTGTCCGGTTCGGTCGTTGTACACTTCCAGCCTCACGTCGTCGGGGTACCATTCCTTGATCTTGCCTACCCGCATGGACTCGATCTTGGCTTCGCCCGTCTCCGGGTCTATGTCGATGTCCACCGGCACCAGCCCCACCACGCCCTCATCGAGGACGGAAAGGAACAGGTCGTACCGCAAGGCGCGCCCGGTCTGGTCCTTGTTGCCGGATAAATTCAGGCAAGAATTAAGGCCCGAATCAACGACCTCATCAAAGCGGTTGTTTTCATCGAGCCTTACGTGATTGATGGTGATGCTGGCCGCATCCATCGCGATGCGGGTGTAGATGGCGGTCAGGATGGTCCGGTCATTTCCCCGGTTCATCCGCGCCCGGTCTGGCCGGTAGCTGTATCCCACGCCATAGTAACTTTTTCCGGGAGGGTCCCGGTTCGTAAACGCATTCCACGCCCTCTTCAGGCGGGAACCGATACTCTGTGCCATTGGTCTTCCTCCATTTTGAAAAATGCTCCCCATTAGGGAGCTGTCAGCGAAGCTGACTAAGGGGTTCTTCTAAGCAGAGCTAGTCCTTCTTGTCGTCATCTTTCTTCTGCTGTTGCTGACTACCGGCGCTGCCGCTTACGATGGCGTTCGCAAGCTCCGGATTCTTCAGTTCCTTACTGATGAACTGCTTTGCGCTGTAACTCATCGCGCCGGAAACCGCCTTGGTCAGAAACTGCTTCGAAGCATCTTGCATCACGCTCTTTGCAAAGCTCTGCCCGCTGTATACGTCCTTCCGCAACTGCTTCACGTCCTTTTGGAGCTGGAGCCGCTCTTTCTCGGCCTTCAGTTCCTTGTTCGGATCATCGGCGCGGATGTTCGTCTGCCCCTGAAGATCACGGTACTGCTTCTCCATCTGGAGCCGGTTGATGCGGCTTCGCAGCTCCTCGTCGGAGTAATCCTCTGCATTCCGGCCGGAGCGTTTCGGTGCATATTCCACCTTCGGTTCATCTTCTGAACCGGCGTTCCCATCTCCGGCATAGTGCTTTTTGCCTGCGGTCGTCAGGGTGCCGTCCTTGTTCTGGTACCGCCGTACGCCCCACTTCATGCCTTTGATGCCCCAGTGGTATAACTCGTCACTGTATACTCGCATATTTACCTCATCGCCTCATTTCTTTTTCACAGCAGCTCTTGTATATCCGCCCGGAATGAACAAGCTATTTTGCCATTTTGCTTTCTTATAGTTTTTCTTTTCAAGCTGTGTTTCCGGCTGCTGCCGAACCACCCGTGCTAAAGGTAGTCCCGCCAATCGTTCATTTCATCGCCCCTTTCTTAGATTTACAACGTTTATTTACCGTGATATACTCTTCTCAATGAATCAACCTATTGAGAAAGAAGGTGCCTCATGACTGAACACGAGAAATCACTCCTGTGTATTCTCGCCAACATGGATGAGCCTGTCGGGAAACCTTTTTATGATTCTCGTAGCTTTATTGTTAGCTACTGGATCATGTCAGGCATTCCAACAAAAACAGAATCCAGACCTCTATCGACATCGTCAGGACAAAAGTACACTAAACCAATTATTGTAAAAACATGGAATACCGACGAGGAAAAACTGGATTTCCTTCAAAAATTCGGTGGTCAGATGTCCAATTCAATTTTCCATGAATATAATCTGACTTCAATGGATGCGCTTGATAATAAACCTCATTTCACGGATACCGAACTGCGGCTTTTAGAAAGACTGTCGGCTGGCGAATTCGATGGCCCAATAAATCACTATTGGGAAAAGACGGGTGGTTCCACGGGCTTTTGTGAAATCCGTAAGGGTGTTCCTATTCAGTTCTCGCAGGGAAAAAGCACTCGCGTATTTGACGGAAAAGAAAATGAAACTGTTCCCGGTAGAATTCGTGTGTATCTTCGGTATGATACGGATGAGATGAAAATCAGGTTCTTTAGAACCTTTGGCCGTGAGATGACCGATGAAGAGGTTCAAAAGTATTATTGGGACAACTGGGAGAAGCGCTATCAGAAATAACCCTCACTCAAACGCATCTCGGTTCTGCTTCCATGCAATGTAGGCGTCCATCATAGCCGCCACGGCGTCGATCTTCTGATCCTGCCGCTGCTTATAGAGCTTCCGGTTGCCGTTGGTATCCACCAGCGTGACACAGTTCCCCATGGCGAATTGCATCAGCTTCTCATCGAAGATCAGCTTTCGTTGCTCGCTCAGCTTTTTCAGTTCACCCAGCGGCACACTTTCGGTCTTGGCACCCTGAATCACCTTCACGATACCAAAACTGCTGTTTTCCATTGCCCACCGCTCCACGAACTCCTTCGCGTTGTAGGGGTCGTAGCCAAAGGCTCGCACGTCGTATTCGTTCTCTTGAATGAACTTGTCGAGATCTTCGTACACCTGCATCATGTCCAGCACGGTGCCGTCGAATACAAACAGCGTCCCCTCGTTCATGAACTCCTCGTACTGGTTCCGTCGGCTGACGGGCAGCTGGCTCAGGGTGTAGCTCGTGATGTAATCCCGCGTTTTCACGCCGAAATATCCGTTCGACAGCGGGAATAGGAAGGTAAACGAGCAGAAGTCATCGCCCATGGAAAGGTCTGCTCCCATGGCACAGGGCATCTGCCAATAGTCCCGCTTGCGGTGGCACAGCGTCTCTTCGTATGGGAAGAAATAGGTGTAGCCCTCCATGGGCAGGTTGAAACGCTTGGCCAGAATATCATTCCGTGCGCTGGGGGATTTCTCCGCGCGCTCCACATCGAGCTGATAGGTCTCGTAGCTCACTGTCTTGCCGAGGTTCGGGTTTGCTTTCAGCCACATTTCGGGCTGTCCCACCTCATCGATGGAGTCGAGCTTATAGTACCAAATGGAGACGTGGGGGTTGATGTACTCCCCCTTCAGGATCTCCATCAATTCCATTTTGATGTCGTCGCCGCAGCCGTTGCGCACGGTGCCTTCGGAGCTTGCCGCCACGATGAGATAATTCTCGTTCTTGGCCGCGCCCTGCTCGATAGCACCGATGGGATCTTCCCGGATGTCGCAGGAGAGCCATTCATCCACCGTCGCCATGGTGTCACGTCGGCCCTGAAGCTTCTCGATAGTCATCGGGCGCACTTCCAGCAAAGAATTCGTCAGGAAGTTCTCGATGCCCTTCTTCGTGGACGCCATCTTCACGCGGTCGGCCTTCGAGCCGGTGGTGTTCTGGAGGCTGCCTTCCGTCATAAACTTGAGCACCGGTCCCCTTGCCCGCGCCAGCGCCGTACGGAACGGAGCCAGAACCTCTTCGGCCTGCTTCATGGTCGGAGCGGTCGTCAGCTGCTGGGTCGTCGTGGTGTATGCCGTCAGGAAGTAAGCTTGCAAAAACTCCAAGTACATGGTCTTTGCAGCCGAGCGGGTAATGATGAGGTACTGCTTTGTCACCAGACGTTTCTTGATCCGCCGGGTCTCGTAATGTCCGCCGCCGCGCTCATTGGGCACATAGACGCTCCGCTCCACGAAGTAGTACCACCCAAAAATTTCCTCGGCCCACAGCTTGAAACTGTCAAGCAGCTTCACGTCGGTGCCGTCGGTCAGGGTCAGTTCGTCCTCGCAGAACGCGATGAAGCCGTTTACCGCCTTGTCGTCGTAATAGATGCCGGGGTTTGCGATCAGGTCGTCGATCCGGTTCATTTCCATGGAAATTTCCCGGCAAACGGGTATTTCGCCCCGCATCACGGCCTCCCGAAAACGGCCGTAGTAGATCGGCGTTGCCGTGTTCGAGAGTGCCATCTTCTTCAAAAGCTCCTTTAGCCGTTCAGTTTCTCAAGGATGTTTCCAAGCTGCTCGGAGATGTCCTTGCCGGTCTTCTCCGTCGCCAGTGCATCCGATACCGTTTCGCCGGTAACTTCGTCGGTGTGCTCCACCTGTATCCTGCCGTTCTCCACATGCAGCCCGATGGCATCCTTGATGTGGTCTGCCGCAGTCGCGCCGGTGCCCAGCGGCTCATCGAACTCTTCCCGCAGCCGCCACTCCATTTCCGCCACAGTGTTCTTCATGGCTTCCATCGTAGAGCTGCTCTGGGGCGGGGCAAACCCCAGCAGCCGCACTTTCACGCCGAGATATGCCTTCACGGCCTCGTTTTTCAGCTTGTCCGCGCTGAACTGCTCCCACGTCTCTTCACTGCCGGTAATGGTAAACCCGCCTACCGGCCCCACGCCGATCTGGCTCAGCACAAATAGTGCGCTGTTCACGTACATCACCACGTCCGCGTCAAAGTCCGTGCACTCCTCCGCGATCCCCAGCAGCTTCTTCACACTCGTCAGGATCGAATTCATTTTGATTTCCCTTTCCGCTCTGTTTATTGATCATAATCAGCTACACCTGCTTCTGCAATGGCCACATTGGCCCAAAGCATTGCTTCGTCAAGCTTGGTCAGTGCAAGACTCCGCTCACGGCATGGCCCGATCCTTCGGATCGTCTGCTCTGCCTGCTCCAATTGCTGCCGAATCTTGGCGGCGGTGTTTTCTTCCTTGGTACTTAAAGGTCGTCTTTTATACATTTTATTTCCTCCACGGGCAGGTGTCGCCCGGTTTTCTCTCTCCGTCCGGCATTTTCGGTCGGCGGTCATCTCCGTAATGGATGGCTTTATGCGTCGCCGCCGAAACACAAATGGCGTTCTCTGGGTCAAGCAGCTTCTCGCTGTGCCGGAGGACGTCTTCTTTTGTTATGGGGTTCAGGTGGTGTATGCTGATCTTCGGCCGCACGGGGATCCCGTTCCGCAGCACCCAGTCCGCGATCGGGTGATCTTCGCATCCAAGGTCGCATCCGCTGTCCCGTGCAATGATTTTGTCCCGGAACTGCCTCCACTCCCGCGATTGGTAGAAGTCCTGATTCAGCCATCGGTCAAACCCAAACGTGTCCTTTCCCACCTCGCCGTGCAATTGCAAATAGTGCAGCCGCTCCTCATACGTCGGCAGTTGGCATAGCTCCGTGTAGCTTTTCATCTCAACCACCCGTACTTCATCAACTGATCCGTAATAATCAGAAACGCAATCCATAAAATCGCCGGGATGCCATAATCAATGAACATCTTCCGCCGAAATGAGATTGGGTGATGTTCCATTTCGTAGTCAGCCGCGATAAAGCAATACATCAGCATCATAAAGATTCCGACTCCTGCCCAGATAAGCTCACCCAAGCTGATCGTCATACTCGTCATCCTCTCCAAGGCCGTTGTACTTCCGCATGGCCTTGATGGCATTCGCATACAGCTCTTCCGAGTTCTTGGCATTCTCCAGCGTCTCGGTCTTTGCCCGCAGCAGCTTGTTCTCCTCTTCCAGCTTTTTCTTTTCAAGGTCGGCCTTCGTCGTTGCCAGCTTCAGGAAGTGGGTCGTCTCGGCGCTGGATGCTGTTCCCTCGCGCAGCCGCTTTTCTACCAGCTTCATCGCGAGGTTGATCATGTAACTTTCTTGTGCTTCCGGAGATGTCGCTGGCCGGGCCGAAGCCGCAGCCGTTTCTCCGGGAGCGTTTCTCTTCGGTTTCATCCGCTATCCTCTTTTCGCACATTTATAATAAGGTATAAGCTTTTGCAAGGGTTCATGGGAGCTGTCAAGGTACCAGCATGGCCAACCATTTGAAAGGAGAAAAAGAAACAAATGTCTTCAGCCGCAGTGTATGGACTGAACAAGCTCTATCATGAAAGTGTTAATTTTGGAGGTCAACATCATGAGATTCAAAAGGAGGAAACTTTTCTCCCATGAGCCCTTGCAAAAACCGCCGAAGCCGCAGTCTACTCCCCACAGCCTCGGCGATACGAAAGAAAGCTGGCCAAGTGACACCTCAAATATCGCACGGTCAGCTTTTCGCATTCTTAAAGCCCAAATATCAATTTTCCCTCCGGGGAAATATCAAAGACCGGCGCGATTTGAGAGGGGGGTGTCATTTTTGAGACCCCCCTCCCTATGCTTTTAGCACTTTACGCCGCTGTGCTTTCGTCTTTGATATCGATCTTGAGCTTTTTGTAGATGTTCAACGGATCATTTGCCACGATTTTATCAATTGCTCGCTCAATTTCATAGGCATTCTCATTGTCTGTGAACTGAGAGGACGTCTCTGCCAGCCGCATCAGCAGACCAGAAGAGTTGTAGCCATGATCCACATCATATTGATACCACTGTTCGAACTGCTCGCACGGATCGTACGGGTTATCGGTCGTGGTCAGAAAGCATCGAACCATAATTCAAAGCCTCTTTCTTGCGTGTTTTACTTGTTGAGTGCATCATAAATCGTGGATTTAGGCACGCCGCATGCTTTTGCAATTTCTTCGTACGTGTAGCCACCGCGAAGCATTGCTTTCGCTTTGTTCACCTTTGCAGAGGACAAAGCAGTTGTAGTTTTCGGCATTGCACGTTTTACAATTTCATCAGAATCAGACGAATTCAGGAATTTCGTCAACATATTGTCCGAAATTGCGCCAGCTTGAACAGCTTCCCATTCACGATCCGTGAACGTGACCTTGGACTTACGCCCACTGGCACCCACAGAGTCACGGGCACGCTGCATTTCGACAGAGGAGATCTTCTTGATTTCTTTCTTATCGATCGTCGGATCAAGTCCTTGTTCCTGAATCTTAGCCTTGATATTGGCATTTGCGATCAGCATCGCCTTGCGTTCTTTCGGCTTGTTGGCGATCATGTTATTGTATTTTTCTTTCAGCGAGGTCACTTCTGCTGCGTATGCCTTGGCGGCTTGCGGATCGCGCTGGATGCCTTTCATATTGGCCGCCTCTTTGCGGGCCTGATTGGCCATCGTCTTCAACTTATTGGAAAAGTCTGCATACAGATTCTCCTGCACCGTACCAGACGACAGCGTGCGTGCATCCTTTGTCTCCGAGATCAAACTGACGGTATCCTCAGCGAGGCGCTCCTTCCCTGTCTTGGGGTCGGTGAAGGTGCGGCCGCTCTCCTTATAGATGAGCTCACCAGTATCCTTATCAACACGTACGCTGCCACGGCGCTCCGGTACACGAACGGTCTGCTTACGGCGAGACAACAGGGTGGATGCGCCGCCATAGTGCGTGCCGCCCTCTTCGTCCACACGGATCTGCCACTTTTGTTTCAGTTCGGGGATGCCATTCTCGCGCTCAGACCGCTTGTAATCCAGCTTGTGCTTTTCGGCATCGATGACCACCATGGAGTGCTTGACAGCACGTGCAAGCTCATCCTCATCCGCGCCGCGAAGGGTCATGTCCGTGATGAGGTTCGAGATTACACCCATTTCGCGCTGCTTCTCTTCCTTCTTCATGAGACGCACATTGTTCGGGTTGCCTTCCGGAACTGCATACGCAGTCTTAGGGTCGAAGCCTTCCAACGCTTTCAGCGCATGGGTGGACTTGATGTTGACCTTGTCAGAGACAGGAATCGCCATAACGGTGTCGCCGTCGAAGTCTGCACCAGACAGACGCTCAGCTACCTTAGCATTGATACCGATTGCATCCTGAATCGCACCGAGATTCCGCTTGCCGCTCAAGTTCTTGTTGTTGACCATGACCATGGGAATTTCAAAGGTGCCCGCATGCGGATAACGAATCAACGCAAGATGGGTTCCGTTCTCATAAGTCGGGCAGTAAGCTTCTGTTTCCTTGATATTGTTGAGAGGCAGGATAACCTTGGTGGACTGACCGGGAAACGCCGATGCTTTCAGGGTCATCGATGTACCTTCGCAGGTGTCTGCAAAGTCGTTGAGCAGCTTCTTCTTGACTGTCGGATTATCATAGTGCATAATTTCGTCATACTGCGCCTGATAATCTGCAACGGTGAGCTTCAACTGATTCTCGATCAGCTTCTTCGGCTGCTTGGACAGGAACTGCGAAGAGACATTCTTCGACATCGTATCCCAGTCGCCTTCCTCTTTCAGTTTGTTGATAGGAGAAAGATGCTCTTTGCCGTCAGCACCGATGTAAGTGCTCTGACCGTTCGCCTTAATGGCTGCACCAAACGGGTTGTCCGGGTCTGCCTTGGCTTCCTTCAGAACCTTCATCTTAGGTGTGCCGGAGTGCTTGTTCGTGTTGAACATGATGTCCACACCGTCCGGAAGGTCATCCGAATATACAGCCATACCCTTCAGGTAATGATCACCATCCACAAGGATGCGAACCTGCGCATAATGGCTCTTACCAAGGTCGAGGTCAGGCACGCCGCGGCGAATCTCCATGACACCGTCCTTGTCCAAACCGCCTTCGTCACCATAGCGAATGGCAACGCGGCTGGAATCCAGACTTGCAGGGCGCTGGAGCTTCGTAAAGGTATCACCACCATCATCCGTGTGATAGTCGCCTAGCGAATCGATCTGCTCCTGATGTTGGTAGGCATACTTCTGGTCGAATTCAGGCTTAGCAAGCACCGTAATGTTGGTCTGCTGGCGGTTATTCGTCGGCTGTTTAATACCAACCCCATAGCGCTTATAGCCATACTCTGCTTCCAGAATATAAGCGGCCTCATCCAGCTTGCTTTCCGATACGCCGAGCACCTGATTTGCACCTTCGGAAATATCAATCATACCTTTCTTGTCTACTTCCTTCTTCAAGGTTTCGGCAATCTTCTCGGCCTGACTTGCTTTTTCTCCGATGCCATTGTTGTACTTCGACCGGACACTCGATTCGCTCATGCCGAGCTTATTCGCAATTTCCGTCCAGCCAAGATTTTCCTTTTCTTTCAACCTGCGAATCTGATCGTATTCCAGCGCCTTGCGATCATGACCGGCCTTCTGACGTGCAATACGGAACTCGGTGAGCCCCATTTTGTACTCGTCCGGAAGGCTGCCATTGATTGTATCCAGAATATCTTTCTCGGACAAGCCCTTTTTCTTCAGCTCATCCACACGAGACAGAAAGTCACCGGAATGCTGATACGGATTGTCACCGGAACCCCAAGGATAACGGCCAGAGTGGCGCTTGGTGCCGTAGTGCTCCAAAACACTATCGTTGGAAGGAATGCCCAAATAGGCACGGATGTCTTTCTCAATCGCGTTCATGCTACTGCTCCTAACTTCAAATCTGCAATCACTTTGTCGAACTCGCGAATCTTCTCGATGATGGGGTCGATATCCTCATAAGTCGGATTCTCGATCCAAATATCATCGTTCTGATAGATTCGGGTCTCAAACTGAATATCTTTCGGGTTGATGCGATACTCCATGCAGAACAGAGCGGCATAAATAAAGAGCTGCTCCATGTGTGCAGGAACAGCTCCGGTTTTAAGATCATGAATACGAAGGAGATTATCATTGAATGTAATTGCGTCTGCGGTGCCGAAGCAGTTCTCGCTATAATAGAGAACCATCTCTGGGTCCATGCGGAAACCGATTGCATCGTTAACATATGCGTTCAGAGTTTTCTTACTCTTGGGCAGCTTCTGTCGGAGAGTAATGCACTCTGCGGCAAAAGCATGAAGGCGCGTTCCCTTCTCTTTTGCCTGAAAGTTCATGTACGCATCGGCCAGACGCTGTGCGTCATAATTGAGCCAATGGTACTTACTGGCTCCGAGGAAGGCATGCTGCCCCGTGAGCCTCGAATGATCGTTCCATTGCATTTAGAACTTCCTCCTTATTTTCGGGATAGATGAAAGCTGCAAAGCTCATACTGTTGAAATCCTGAACATAATAGTCCTGATTCGGTCGATGAGGTGCATCCGCTGACCGCTTGCCTTCCAACGCGCCCCAAGTGTGACCATACAAAACCAAGAGGTCAGGATGCCCCTGCACCTCGTTCGGATCCAGATGGACCACCTTGCAGCCGGGAAAGCGCTCTTTCAGTTCTTTCACCAATCTCGTTTTGAATTTGTTTTCAAGCATGCTACAACCTCCAAAATGAAAGGAATAGTGCGTAAGACGCATTCTATTCCCCCCATAAAAGGGGATGTTTTTCTCGCGGTAGATTTTGTGAAAAAGTGCGAATTTTTGTGAATTTTGGACAAAGAAAAAAGCCTCTGCGCTTTTCACGCAGAGGCAATGCTCATGGATGTTAATATCTGTCAAATAGTTCTTCAGGGCCGCAGTGCATCGGAAGGCTCTCGTATTTTCGTTCGCCATAATCGTCTTGTATAGAACCTGCATCGCAGTTATAGTCATATGCTTCCGGGCCATGAGATCTATACAAATCGTCATATGAATAGCACATCTCACAGCGGTCGCATTTCCATGTTTCTGGTCCGACATGTGCAAGGCGCCGACCACATTCACATACAGGGGCTTTAACATGAAGTTCTACAAATTGATTAGCGCGGCAATCCACGCGATTACCATCCCGATCAGTTGTCCACCATTCTTCAAAAGCCATACAAAATACCTCGTAGAATCAGAAGCGTTACGCTCGTACACTGTGGTTCTATGATACATCTATGGGCAAGCTGTTTCAAGCCCCAAAAATAGCGCTGGCCAAAAACCCGTTTTTCAGTGCCAATTACTATATATAAATTTTCATTTTTTCATTAACTAAAAGAAAAAAGTGGGTTTTTGGCCAAACTGCGTAATTTTAACGAATTATCGTTATTTTTTGTGGCCATTTTTTCCAAAACTTTTGGCCACGAACCGGGTTTTTGGCCACGAAAATGACAAATTCTGACGTTTCATCACAAAAAGCGGCAAATTAAAATGGGCAGAGAAAACAATCAAAAGAATCCTTTCGAGCCAAGAAGACATATAATCATGAATACTACAAAACCGACCGCACCAATTATAAGCCCTTTGTTCTCTTCTTTGATGTCGTCTTTTCGCTTCTTCTCTTCCATCTCCATCCGCTTGAGCTCAAGCTCTTTCTCAGCCTTCACTCTCTGGACTTCCGCCTCATTCACATACCTATGCGTCTCCTGATAGTCATCCAGCCGAACTTTCGTTCCGCAGAACTCGCAAAACATAAAGTCCCTGTTGTCATCTTTCACCGTCAGCTCAGCACCACAGCTGGGGCATTTTACCGTCCGTGCCATAAAAGCACCTCCTCATCTTGCTATAAGAATATCATGGAGACGTACCAGCGTCAAGGATTTTAAGGAGGCAGAATCCAAATGATCAATTTATCGAATATCATTACTATTTCACCTCATACTCCACAATGACATTATTCCAACTCACACCATAAACCTTATCATCAATCCGAACCGTAATCTTTTGGTCAGTAGATTTCAGCCAAAGCACTTCGCCGTCACCCTCCAAATACACGTCTCTGCTGTTCGGATAATAGATAGTGATGTGATACTCCTGCTTGTCGCTCGTGGTGCTCTTGCTCTCCGCTCGTTTCGAGCATCCGCACAACCAGATACTCAGACACAGCATCAGCGTACACCAAATCAAACATATCGCTCGATTCTTATTCATAACTCATCAGCCTCCTTGCCGCTGCATAAAGGAACTTCTTGACCGACCATGTATCGATGCGGAATTCAACCCGCAGTTTCTCCAGTTCTGGATTCGGATATTCTCCTGCCCGGAACTCTGTCATCTCCATCGCTCTGCGCAAACGACGATCCGTCGAACCGCGGCTGCAACTGAATTTATCTGCCAATGTGCATTCGACATCAGACAATGAAACGAACTGATGATGCGCCAGCTTATCCATGAAGATTTCAATTGCCTCACCCATGAGCTCGCCGCCGAAGGTAATCACCGGCACCCGCATCTGGATGAGGAAGTCATACGTTTTCTGCTGCATTCTCGTTCACCATGCTTTCTTTATCGATCTTTACAAATGCAAGGGCTACTTTCAGGAGGAGAAGCTGAATTTTTTCCAGACTTTTAACTGTCTCGGCAAGCTCTTTGATTGAGCAGGGGCCCTCGATTTCAACCGAGGCATAGGTACTCGGATCAAATGTCTCTGCAAAGTTGATTAGGTTCTCTACAAAATTCTCGTCATTAAAATTTGCAGAGAATGTTCCACCTATCGGGTTATAGCACAGTTTATACCCGGTTTCGGCCGTGTATAAATGAAAGCCAAACTGTTGCAGTGCGTCAATATATTTCTTATCAATACCTTTCATGGTCACTTCACCATGCTCCCCTTCCGTGTCTGGTCATCCGCAGGCCAGAACGCATAAATATCATCGAACACCACCGGGATCTTGCTCTGAAGCTCCTTCAGCAGCGGGCACATGAGCTCCCGCATCTGAGGATGGGCCGCCACAGGAGTACGCAGCTTGAAGATATTGCGCCACTCACGGTAGTTGGCAGTTACCACGATCTCGGTCTTCAGGCACAGCGGCAGCACACAGCGAGCCTGTTCAGGACGCATATTCTTCTGCGCAATCAGATAGCCATACTCACTTTCAGCATTTGAGCAAGTATTCCACCATGCGTCATAGGTTTCTTTTTCGTTATCAGTAGCATTATCACGATCCTGACCATAATCACAATTAGGAATATAAAACGGCCGAATAAAGCTTAACTCTCCGCCAAACTTCTCCTTCGAGTAGTTGCAGTACCGGGTGCTCTCCTGTGCAAAGCTCGCAATGCGATGCCGCACCAGCTCGTTAGCCACGCCACGGTCACAGGTGAACAGCACAGACAGCTGAGAATGTTCCAGCATAGCCTCATGCCCCTGCTTCACCAGAAAGCCCACCAGCTTCTTTGCCGACTCACCGTCCGGCGTGATCTTGTCTTCGCTCTTGTAGCAGACCCGCGCCACCCGCTCGATCTGCTGGAGCTCTTTGATGCCGCCCTCAGAAATATCAGTGAGGACTTCGTACTTAGGTTCAACGATTTTCATAATTAAATCTCCTTTTCATCAGTGAATCCACTATTTCGAGCTGACTGAGGCTCTTTCCGTTGCCCCTTTGCGGAACTATGTATCCGAGATGAGCCAATTGCTTATGGTCACAAGATTCCACCTTCGGACACTTCTGGCATTTAGGGGCAAGTATCGTAAGTGCTCCGAAGTCGTTGTTCATGTTGTCCACTCCGATATCAATCTGCAAGTCCAATCCCCACAGATATCACCCGAAGCATGCTTCTTAGCGAATGCCATGCCCTTCTTGATGGCTTCCTGCTTGTCATTTGCTACGACCACAAAACTCTGATGTCCACCACCATTATCAGTACATTCAAACCAAAACGTGTGCTTCATAATTGGTTTCCCTTTTCTTTCTCAGGGTCTCTCAAAATAGAATCCCACTCTTTGATAAGCTGTTTCAGATTTGAGTCATCAATTACTCCCTGCATGCTGTCTTCGTTGTATGTCATCAGGACTGTGCCAGTTTTATCCGGACCAAGTCCACAATTACAACATGAAATCTCGTAATTAAGCTTCATGGTCGTACCACATGTAATAGCTCCCGTATTCTTCAAATATGCTTTGGAATAGCACATAGGACAACATCTCATACAAAATCCTCCAAAATCGAATTAATCAGAATTTCAAGACAGCGATCCAGAAAAGCCACCAGCCGATATGGCCACGGTTCTTTCTCTTGCGGCCTAGTATTATATGCACCCGTGAATTCTGGCCTTGGTTCAGAGATTCGCCTTAAAAACTCATATTGAGGAGCATTATTAACGAGGCACCAAGCTCGCGCCTCATATAAAGTACAATCGCCATTATTAAAATGCCAAATAACGTCTTCGAGCGTTCTGCAATCCTCAATAGTAATCCAATGGCAATGCTCTTCGTCCCATACCCTAAGTGGATAATGCACATTCTTCACCGAGCAGTACGGAACATCATCTGCATACAGTGTCACCTCATCTTCCTCTCGTTCAACCCCAGCATATCCAAGTCGCCGTATGGCCTCTACTGCTTCCTCATAAGATACTCTTCCGTCATCCATTGCTCTCACCTCATACCAGAATCCGGAATAAAATGAACCAGATCACCTTCAGTGTGAACACAATAATGATCAGCCACGCGCAGATAGCCATGGTCAGGGCCAGCATACGTCCGAAGAATGTGCCAATCTTATCCCAAACATCATTCATCCTTATCAACCCTTTCGAGACCTGTAAAATATCCAATGCCAATATGACCACCATCGCAATAATGAATTGGGCGGAACGCCATCAGACCGGCCAGATTGTTCTTCGCATCTTCGGGATTGCAGTAGGGACTCCCATCGTTAAATTCCCTCTCGCAAAATCGGCACTTGTAAGTCGGATAATAAAATGTCTTCACCCCACACACCTCCTCGCAGCATCCAAACGGCTTTCCGCAGCGTTCAACTCAAAGATAGCCGCCGTGATAAATGCCGGGTCGCAGTTCTCAAAGTGGTTCCTAGCAATTTCCAATTCTTGTAGAGGGTTACAATATTTATGGATTGCACCAATTTGAGCTTCACATTCTGGGATTCCCAACCAACGAGCCCATTCTTCTGTTGGAGATTTAATTCCGAGAAGCCATTTGATTGGTTTCGTCCAGAATATCTTGATAAACTCAACGATTTTGCGCAGCATTTCTACACCTCCACATCTTTGTGACTTGGCGAGCCGTGAGCCAGCCCACAACATCATCATGGCCAAGTGCCTTCGTGCCCATCACCTCGATAAGCCCCTGCTCAAAGCCATAGGAACCCCAACCCCAAATGCCATCCCAGATACGATTTCCAGCAGCATCATATGCAGTGATTTGCTCACCACCATCGTGTCGTCCGCCCGGAAGATACTCTTGACAGTCCGGTCTGTCCATCTCCGGCCAACGACGTCCATAAGTATGCGGAACCTTAGCGTGCTTCAGCAGAATGTCCAGCTTCTGCATCTCGGTCATGTGATTCCAAACCCGGAGTTTCCATGTTTTCTTAGACATGTTTCTCATTTCTGCATTTCCTTTCGTCAGCCTCCATGGCCTTTGCGATTTTATGCTGAATATAAAGCACACAGCCAGCCTGACTATCACACCCGAATGAAGCCAATAGTCCAGCAATAGCATTCAAAGAGTTCAAATCCTCTTCAGCAAATATCATTTAGCGTTCACCGTTCCTCCTGATACTCTACAATTTGGGTCACTTCGCTCTGAACCCGGCGTAAGAAATCACACGTACCGAAGCAACCGCATTCCGCCAATGCCTCGGCGATATCGCCCAAAATATCCATATCGGTTCTTGTGAGATTAACTTGAGGAATAACTTCAATGTTCTCCTCTGTGATAAATGGGGTATAGTCCCCACAATGGCAGCATTTAATGTTCATGCGTTGCATACAAGCATCTTCCTTCAAATATAAAAATATAGATTTTCAAATTGTCCTACGGAATATCTTTTTAATATATTCAGCGAATTTTCGCAGCATGGTTACTACTTTCTTCGTATATATTAGATTTGAAATCAGTCGTATACTTTATATTCCATATTGCTAACATGGGCGATGGTATCGTAGTTATCACCCTCAAAACGAAACCTTGCCATACCGTTCGAGGTTAAATCAGAGAACTTTTCTAAATATCCGCTTCGTCCGGGCCAAGGGCGGATGATTTTCATGAAGACCTTGTGGGTCGTGGCTTTTTCCTGAATCTCGTGCATTTGAAAAGCTCCTTTTTGTTACAGTTCAGAAAATAAAGAGCCGCAGATTTCTCCACGGCCCTCGCCTTAAAAATAGTGAATTCCAATATTCAAAATGTTTATGCATTCATCAAATTTGCGGATAATGTCATATACATTTTCATGTAACGGATCTTCCATCTGATATTTCCGAGCCAGTTTCATCAGCTTAGCTCTAGTCACTTCATCGAAGCCGCCATTATTTTTTGCCTCCATGTAAATAACCATTGCTTTTGACGCATACTTCATGCTGGTAAACATGCCATCCAAATATCCTCTTACATACCAATATGCTCCGTAAATTTTCAGAAACAACTTCATCATTTGTTTCACCTCCATAGTAGAGGCCGTTATTTTCGCGCCAAAAAGGAAGAGTCGCAAATTTCTTCGCAACTCCGTCTTTTTATTTGTAGATAATGATTCTAAACTTCTTTTTCACCAATTCTTTTTCCGTTATTTTCAGACTCCCGCAAACTCTGGCCAGATGTTCACTCTTTGGCACTGAACCAGTTATCCAGCTCTGAACTGATCTTCTTGATACTCCAATTTGATCAGCCAGTTCCTGTCTAGTTAAATTCCGTGCTTTTAGCGCTTTATCCAACTTTCGCCCGTCAAGTTTCTGATAAAGTAACACAACCTTGGTTTTGTGTTTCATATAAATCACCTCCATAATATGCGGAGATTTTTTCGCGCCTTACTTGACGCTAACCTTAGCCTCCTTGAAGTTCAGAGGCTTCACCGTACCCTCCCGCACACACTCCGTCAGGCACTCATTGCAGGGCTCGTCCGTCTCCAGCACCTTGAAGCTCTTGCACTTCGGGCAGTAGGTTGCATAGTCTACTTCGCGCATCCAGTTATTCATCAGCGTTTACCTCCGTCGTATCTATGCATCGTATATCCATTGCAAATCTTGCACTTAGCATAGCGGATGTTCGGATAGTACCTTGAATATCTTTCAGCTTCATTCCATTGATGAAGTGCGACTGTGCGTTTGCAAGCGCAGTCCATACACGCAATTTTTATTCGGTCACTCATCTGATTTTACCTCCCGAACGATTGTTACATTCCCACAATGAGGGCAAGTCGTCATCACTCCATCTGGAATATTGGTATACTGTGATCTTTTGCGGACCCACCATTCGGTCGGCGCTTCAAAATGCCTACCACAGGAACTACAGACAACTGTGATAAGCGGTACATCGTTCGAGCTTTTCGTCTTTACCGCAAACCTATCATCCAGCTCCGGATGGGTCTCTCGCTGATTCAATGCCCACAGCAGGTTCCAGCAGGCAGCACGCAGGTGGTCCTCGTCGTCCATACCGACCATGTACTTGGCCAGATGTCGTGCAGCACTGTCCAGAAGCGAATGCAGCGGGATACCCTTATCCACGTTGTGCTCGCCGTACTTCAATGCGCCCTCCTCGCAGTGCTTGCTGACCTCCATGATGCCATACCAAGGCAGAAGATCCATCCGCCCCTTCCCTGCGTGCATATCACGCTTTGCACCGGTTTCAAATTCGGTGCGATCCCCAGAATCTTTGATCACAAATATCAATCCTTTCTATTAGCAGTGTTTATGAATCCGTCCCTGCATAACTTTATTAGCCATATCGGTCTTAGGAATCTTGCATTTCGAATAGCTCGGACGGAATCCATTGGCAGCTTTCCGGTCATTTGCAATTCTCATATAAGCCTCGTCCTCCAGTTCATCTGTGATTTTCTTTACTTTATCTACCGCAGATTCAAAAGAATGAATCAGGTCAGCAAATACATCTTCAAAGTCAACCTGCTCCATAAAATTTCCTTTCGTTAAATGCCTTCTTCGAGTTCAGCGCCCTTGAAATCGCCAAATCAATCGGTGCCCTGCTCTTCAAGTGGTAGTACCAGAGATCCTTGTAAGGAGTATTCAGCCGGTCGATACGTCCAGACGCCTGTTCCATGATCTTGTAGGAGTAGTTCTGACTGTAAAATATAATGGTGTCCGTCTTGGTGCAGTTCCAGCCTTCTGCCCCGGCGTTATATTGCACGAGATAGACCCATCGCTCTCCATCCGGAATCGGTTGATGCTTATGCCCGTTCCATTGTGCTACTTCCACGCCTTCGTCATAGGCCAGATTCAGCAGAATATCCAGCTCATAGTCGAAGTTATAGAAGATGATGACTCTGGGCCGGGTCATGCAAATATCCAGCACTTCCCGCTGGCGGCTCTCATCCGAATTGACGAGCTTCCGCAGCAGATAGCAGAACTCGCTGGCTGTCTCGATTGGCTTGTTCTCCCAAGGGTCCCAGCGATTCCGACATATTTGCAAATATCTCGGTTTATCGTAGTCCACAAAGACGTTTTCATGGTGCGAAACCGTTGCCCGTTCGAAATCCATGTCTACCAGTACCCGCTCCCGTAACCGCACAAGCCTCTGTGTGTTCAGATAACGGTCGATCTTTGGATATTTTGAGAAGCGGGCATAGACAACGTGCTGGTTATTGAACTCCGTACGATTCCGGAAGAATCCGTTTGCGATAAACACCGGAATATAATCCGTCCAGCAGTCACCGGGCGTTGCACTCAGCAGAATCCACTCGTTCTCCTTTGTGATCTTCAGGAACGATTTCACCCACGCACCGCTGCCAACAACACGCTGTTCGTCAAATATAAAGAAAGCGTTTTTCGCACCTGTATATTTTCCGATGTTGTTCCATGAATCCACTACTACGGTATGCTCATAAATATCATGTTCTGGATCCGTAGACATGTAGAAATGGGCCAATTCTTCATCCCATTCGCCAGTATCCCGCTTCCGAGCGGTCGTGATGATGTACAAATCCGGTGGTTCTGTCATCTTAACGTAATTTTCCGTGTTCACCTGCCCGTCAAACAACGTATAATAAAACGCCAGACTAGTTCTTGATTTGCCGCTCCCGACGCCACCGCAGAGGATGCACCCAATTTTCATCCGTTTGAGTGCATCCAACTGGTAGTCATAGAGCGTTACTCCTGCCATCAGTTTTATTACCTCCATTCCCTGTGCACATGGATTGCGGACTTTCTGCAATGTTGCTCATAAGCCAGCAGTGCAATTGTCGCTTCCTGCTCGTCCTCGCCTTCGCCCAAAATGGTGTACGACCAAAGCTCTTTGCCGTTCTTCGTGAAGACCTTCCACTCTTTCTTAGTAGAGTCCGTGCTTTTTGCAGTAGGACGCATATTGCAGTCCCTCCTTATCGGCTTCTCTCATGATTTCCTGAAGGGTAAGCTTCTTCGGTTTCGGTTCGGCCTTCTTTAGAAATCGCTCTTTCCGGCATTTGTCGCAGTACCTCTTGCCCGGATAGACGTCGTACATCATCACCCCACAGTCCACACACGGTTTATCGATCTTCCAAACTTTGCCCATAAATATCAATCTCCTTTATTCTGAGCATTTGCGAGTCATGCAGGAATCGAACCTGCCGTAACAGCCCTTGCTGATGACTCAAATAAAAAGAGCCGCAGATTTCTCCACGGCTCTCCGTTCTACACTAGCCTGAAGTTATTGCTCTTCCGGCTCACAGTAGTCGATTTTCAAATGAGATTGACCAGAAGCATCCACTTCTACCCAAAATTTTTCCGGTCGATGGAACAGCTTCTCATATTTCTCCAGAAGTTCGGGACTCAGCGATCCGAAATCGTCTTCCGTAAGCCCGACGATCAGAAAGGTTCCTGCGATCACATCAATCGGTGTTCCATCATCAGACAGAAGCGTACGGTTGAAATTGTCCATCGAGCAGCCGAGCAGCTTGCCTTCTTCATTGCAGATCATTGCCACTGGATCGTCCCACGGATAAGTTGCTTGAATCGGGCCGCTCACTTCTTTCTGCAAGGAGTCCAGACTGAGCGGGATCCGAACGATTTCGGGATAGCAATGCGCTTTGATGCGGAGCACTTTGATTTGTTTCATGATGTCAACCTCCAACTCGTTCATAAATATCAATCGAGCTGTTTCCTCTGAGAACGCCATTTGCGACGTGGGCACTCACCGGCTGGAGCATTCAACCAAGGACTGACCCCGGCACTCGAAATATCAAGGATTAGAACGGTGTATCGTTCGGTTCATCCGGTTCCGCCATGTCTGCTTCCGGCGCAGCATAGCGCGCATACCGTTCTGCATACGGGTCGGCATCCGCATCCTGCTCGACATACATGACATCCGCATACAGGCTGTATTCGCCCGGAGCGTTGCGCTTCTCCACGAGATTGGCCTGAAGGCAGACATTCTTGACACGGATGAAGTCGAGCTGGCCGACCGTATCTGCATCGCACAGCAGACGCTTGCCCGCGGTCGTGATCCAGTAAACGCGCGGCGGCCACTTGGAATCCATGTTGACATTGACCGGCACGTAGAGGGTGGGCACATACGGCTCATCATAGGTGCGCTCCGGGTTCGGCTTGGTCTGCTTGACCTTTACGCCCAGAGATACCAGATAATCCGCCTGCTCCTGCGTAGGGATGACCACATTGACCCGGCGCTTATCCGAACCAAAGCGGTCGCGGCCGGGATCACCAGAGAAATTGGTGGCGTAGATGAAACGGGTATCGTCGATATTGACTTTCTGACGCTTAGTGTACATGTTATCTTGCTCCTTTGATGTATAATTCACTTTTATATCAAGTAATCGCAGGGTTACGTTGATCTGTTTTGTTAATTCGGCAAGTCTCAGATTTTCCGGCACTGTCCTATGGATCTTTACCATCAATTCCAGAAACTCCTCATATTCCGATTTGGCTTCTCCGACAAGATGCCTTATCTCATTTGGGTACGCTATCATATCGACACTCCTGCTTACTTGCTCACAATTGCATCGAGGCCATCAATCAAAATCTTGAGTGCAACGATCTTGGCGCAGAGGTCCATCGGCTCCTTCGCCGGATCGTAATAAACACGCTTGATTTCTTTCACCAGCGCCTTCACATCATCCACCTGCTTATAACCGCTCTTTTCGACCCACTTTTTGATTTCCTTGTAGAAATCATCGCTGTTGCCAGCGCAGCGCTTTGCAATGGCCATGGCCAGCCCCTTCTCAGGGTCAAACTCATCCTTTGCGTTGCACTTCACAACGGTCTTGCTGCCGTCAGTCCAGAACACGATCGTTGCCGGGGGATTGAAGATTACATTCTTGATACTTGCTGCGGTCATAGTGGTTTCCTCCTTCTTTTTGGCTGCCTCTTCCATCACACGGTCAACCCAGTGCATGTAACGCATAGAATCGAGCACCGACTCTTCCGGCTTCCGAATACGCCAGTCACCTTGACGGTCACGCAGAAGATCGCCCGGATTGAACTGGAACGTTCTTCCATCTTCCAGCTCAAGATTCATTTGAACAGAACCCAGTTCAGTGTAAAAGTTATTGACAAACCCGATATGATGGCCATAGGGGTCATACAAACTTCCATGACACATAAAATATCACCTCACATCAAAATTTCTTGCAGCTTCATCCTGTGCATCACTCCACGGCAAGTCGGGTGCCGTCCACGGAGAAACACCGGAATCGTCCGCGGCAAACCACTCAAAGTCGCCGTACTTCGAAATTTCATCGACAGCTTCTTTGACTTCCTTATTGAAATAGCCCTTGTCGATCGCATCCTCCATCTGGAGAGAATAAACGCACTCGCTTTCCAGCCAGCGGTAGTCCTTTGCGCCCGTGACCGAACTGTACTTTCGTTCGCCGTCTTCGGTCATTCCAGCTTCCCGCACCAGAAGAGCGCCGCCCTTTCCGGGCCTAATCGGGCAGAACTGACCGACGCGGCCCACAAAAATATAATTGTGCTCCCCTGCGGGCAGATCCTCATTCTTGTCCAGATAGATAGCACCTTTCGACACGGTTTTGGTCTCGCAAAGGTCAGAGAATACGATTGGCTCCTTCGAGAAGAGTGTCTTGAAGACATACGGGACTTGGAACTGGGTGCCCGTGGCCGTCCATTTGCCCCCTTTCTTCTCATTTTTCTCTGGAATATACCCATACTGGTCCTTGCAGCGGTCCGCGTCCATGTACCTTGCAATATAAACGGCGTTGTTCACAAGGCACATCTTCTCATAGGTAGCCTCGTGTTCGAACGTGTATCCGTATTTTTTCGCAAAGTTCATGCAGAAATCGATGATTTCCGGCGTCGCTTCGGGAATCTTGATAGAATCCGTCTTGATATGCGCCACCGTAAAGCCGCGCTGTTGTACCTCATCCTGCAAAGTGCGCATAAATAAAGCCCCTCGAAGCGCCACGATATTGTTGGCGTTCTTGGGGTTGCGGAAGGGGTTATCAAAGGTTGCGCTGGTCAGACCGTAGACCGAGTTGATGGCGATCTTCAGTGCCTGTGCCAATGCTTTTGCCTGACCGGGATCTTCCAGATACTTCGCCAGTTTGCCGTCAAACAGCTTCTTAGCCTTGTCGTACTCGCCATGTTTTACATGGATACGTACATCCATCAGGTCATTGAAGTGCTTGGTGTACTCGCCAAAGTAATTCATGGCGACGGCGGAGTGCGGATGCAGCGACGCAACATCCAGCAGCGCAACATTGCTGTACATGTTCGGTTCTGCATAGACATAACCGCCCATGCCGAGATCTGTGCCTCGGAACATGTTGTGCATTTTTCCATCCTCTCCGCGCACCCATTCGTAACCGGGAAACGCATTGATGATGTTTCGGTCGGTCAAAATATCAGGCTCGACCTCGACCACCGAATCCGATTTTCCCGTCGCAAGGTCGGTATAGACCAGCTTCGGGTGCTTTTCCCTGCCAAAGATGATCCGGGTTGTAAGACTGTTGGTCGTGTCGTTGACCGTCATCCCCGCAAGGTCTGCCAGAATCTCACGCGCCACGAAATCCGCCTGTCGATCTTTGGAATAGAACAGTGCTTCCGTTGCCAACACATCGTTGTCGCAATATTCGGCAACCTTGTCCCAGAGACTCTTCGGCACCGGCTGGTCCCACGGAAGTCCCAACTCCTGATGGTGGATGCCCAGCTCGATTTCAAATTTCTTCAGGCTTTGCTTTTTCGACGAGAAGTCGTAAATATCCGTGTAGGAGAGGTTGTACGCTTCTCCGAAGAACCCCGTATGCTGGTTGACGATCTGGTTCGACAGCGCATAGATCTGCTCGTTGGACATCCCCAGCATCCGTCCCCAGAGAATGTGGTTGTCGTACTTGCGGTTGTTGAAGCCGATCAGCCGGTACTTGGTCAGACTTTCGATCTCCGCCGGGGAGGGGTTGATCATCCGGTAGACTTTATCCTGCTTGGCAAACTTCCAGTTCACTAGCAGTAAGTTCGGAAACACTTCGCAGTCGAAAAATATCAATGGCTTTTCTTCGCCGGTGGGTGCAGCACGCTCCACATCATCCTTCGACTTGAAGTGTATTTTTGATACGATTTTGAGGCATGCGTCTGCCTGATTGGTGCTGTTGGCCGCAAAGGCGAGGATCACGTTCCGCATGTCATCAATATCATAGGGAACATTCCCCTCGTAGGCTTCTTCCACGATGTGCGCAATGAAGTCCACGCTGGGCTTGGTGTAGGGGCTGATCTCTTTGGCGAGTGCTTTCTTGATGAGAACGCGCAGATGCCTCTCATCCTGAATCTGCTTTGTATCAACCATTTTTTCTCCCTTCAATGGTAGGCCGCTGCTGATGCTGGCAATGGGAATATCATTGCATTTCGACAGTTTTCTCCGGAGCGAGGATTTTCCCGTGAACACCTTGACCTCGATGTTCTCGTCGTAGACCCTGCTCAATTTGGCCGCTTCACCGGTATAAATATAATGCAGATGAATCCCTGCACCGGATTTGCTCAGCTCTGCGTATGTCTTGGGCCATTTGGATGCAGCTTCGAGGTTTCGCTCAAAGCTCTTTTTCCCATCTGGCCCCGGAATATCAAAATCGATCACAATGTGGTTCTCCGGAACCTTCACGTAGTGCAGTTTCGAAGTGTCCAGATTTCCCAGCTTGGTTCTGACATTCTCCCACTTTTGCATGGGCGTGCCGTTTTCCGTCGCATACTGGGCCGGGCAGTCCTTGCAAATATCATTAAAGAGAGAATGCTGCTCTTTGAATTCGATCCACGACGAGGGTGGGGGGTCTTTTTTCTCCTCACCCCCTATGGGGGCATCCGCAAATTCCTTGAACTTTTCCGCCTTGAAACCGCTGTAATAGCTGCGCACCCGCTCGCCGTTCACATCAGTTTCCCGCTCCTTGTAATCTTCAAAATAGTTCATCAGCTCTTCCCGGAAGGCACGGCGCGAATACGGATACGGCACATTTGCTGCCGTATTGTATTCGTTGTACATGGCCCATGCCCGCTTCAGAGAGACGCCGTTTTCCTTCTTGAAAATATAATAGGAATCCAGCATGAAATTGTAGAAATCGTTGGATGCGCCCATCATACGGGTCGGAATATAATCGTCGTAGAAATGTTTGTTCTCATCGTATACCTGTTTGCAATGCCATGCGATGCCGCCCAGCTCAAAGTTCACCTTTTCTACAAGGTCAAGGTACTTTTTCGCCGGGATCTTTTCGCCGCTGGGGTTCACATCAACGAGCCGTCGGATCAGACCCGACTTTGCATCGGTGATCTTGACCGGCTTGTTGGTGCCCAGAAACAGGAAACACTTGAACTGGTTCGCATAAGCGCTCCGGAATTTCTCGTTTACCATCATCGTCTCGTGGGAAACGAGCGAGTTCAGCCGGGTGTTGTCCTCGATATGCGACAGATCACCGTCGTGCTGGATTGCGATCAACGGGTTCGATTTGAACGCTTCCAGTGCAAACGCATTGGAGGATGACCCCAGCGCCTTCGAGTCGAAGGTGCCGCAGTACCCCTCGAACAGCTTCTCCACGATGTTCAGCACAGTGGACTTGCCGCTTCCGGGCGGGCCATACAGAACGAGGAACTTCTGGATCTTTTTCGAGTCACCATTGACGATGGCACCGATAGCCCATTCGATCTTCTCTCGCTCTTCCGGAGAATATAAGGTACCAATGAGCTCGTCATAAGCGCTGATATCCCCTTTCTCCAACGGATACGGCAGCCGCTTGGACGCATAGCTGTCCTTCTTGACCGGGGTGTTTGCAAATATCAATGTGTCATCGAGGGTGTGATAGTTGTCCCGCATCTGCCGCTGGCAGTATTTGTGCCAGTTGTCGATCATGCCGGACTCAGCATCCCACATATGGAGTACCCGATAGCTGTCGTTGAGCAGTTGTTTGTGCTCCTGCACATAAAGATCAAGCTCCCGGTCAATGAGCTGAAGGGCGTCCTGCTCTTCCGTGCTCCAAAGGCCGCGCTCTTCCAACCAGATCGCATAGAAGTCTGAGCCCCGGATCATCAAGTCTTTGGACTTTTTGATGATGAACTTCGGGTAAATTTCGATCGTGTTGCGTTTTCCCATCCGCGTCGCGATCATCAGGAAATCAATCATCGGTAACTGACTTCCTCCTTTCTATGAAATCTGTCTCAGACTTCTTTTTTGTCGATGCGGGCCTTACCATCGCAGCAAATATCTTTCTTGCTCTGGTCTTCCCAAAGCTGAGCCTCCACTTTGGCGCATCCAGCTTCTGCATTCCGTGCCCGGTCTTCTGCTTCCTTGCGCTTCTGTTCGCTCTCACCGAGCATCTTGCAAGCAGTCAGGCCAAACCAGACGAGGCCCGCGATGACGAGATTCTTCCGCATGCACTTGCCGTTCAGGCGGCGGATGGTGCTGTTCGCAGCCACCAGTGCAGCCTTGCTGTTGCTCAGGTCGATCAAAATATCAGTCAGTTCCATGGTAATTCTCCTCTCAAAACTCGTTCTCATTCAGATACGCCATCAGCTGATACCAAATATCAAGCTGGCGCATGTCTTCGGTCGGATAGGAAAGCGTAAACAGACCGCCGGCACCATTCGGCTGGTAGTCTCTGTGATCAAAGCGGTTGATGATAGATGCGGCGCGTTCCTCGCTGAAGCGGTTGTCGTCCATCGCGGCCAGTCCAAGGCTGACCACCATGTTCCAGAACCACTGCCCGACGCGGTTCCCGGCTGCCGCGTCTTCCATAATGTGCTCTTCGATGCGCAGCGCGAGCGCCACCATCATTTCCAGAAGGCTGCACGGCACGCCGTTAAACGTGTCCATGACCTGCGCATACGGAATATCATTCTCGGTGGCAAACCGGTAGCGCAGGTTGATGCCATCCGTTGCGCGGCAGACGTCCATCTCACAGGCCGGAATATAACGGCGGTTGTACAGGAACATCAGCAGCCGGTGAAACGACAGGTTCCGCGGCTCCCATTCCCCGCATACGATCTTGTAGAGCCAGTCATAATACTGCTCCGTCATCTTTGTTAAAATCATTCGTCCTCCTCATTCGGATCAATATCCGACCAGTTCTGCCGTACCTGCATGATCTCATAATCCTTGTGGTAGTTGTGGTTGCGGACATGGATGGCACTCGGCATGAATTCACCGATGTGTGTCAGCGCCTCGGTACCGACGGTCTTTTTAACGTCCTCTTCGTCCAAAGGCTCCGCTTCCCCGTCGTAGACCAGCTTGCCATCTGCATAATAAGACAGGAAGCAGGTCTCGTACTCGTCATCTTCTCCGAACTGATCCGGCTCGATGATCTCGATGGGGGCATGCTCCACGACATCTTCCGAGTTAGATTCCGTGCGGTACTTTCCTACCAGCTGCTCAAAGCTCTTCTGGGTTGCCCGCTCTTCAATGGTCTTGTCCATGTCGGCCTCTTTCTGCCGCAGATTCTCGCGTTCCACCTCGTACTTTTCCCCATAGTAGGTCTCGTACTTTTTCTGGAAGAAATGGTGCATCACGAAGGCACCAGCTCCAAATCCAGCAGCGAAAATCAGAATATCATGAAGGGTCTTGTTCATTGTCTTCTCCTTTGATGGTCATCATAGTAAATGCCAAGCCGCCAAAGAAAAGGGAGACACTCATCAGAATGCCTCCCACCATGTGACGTTTGCGCTTGGTATCGGTCAGATAGTCCAGAAACAGGAATGCGTTTTCCAAACTGTCCATCGTGTTACCTCACTCCGAAAGGACTGCCAGACCAGAGACGAAGCACACTCCGGCCATGGCAGCAAACAGATAAGAAA